AACATAGTCGGCATCTTCTTCTTTAGCTAGGTCAGCGCGTAATGGTTTATTTGCTGCTTCTTCCCTTTTCATTGCAGCCGCATCAATTTTCATCTGCTGATTGAATTGTTGATTCTGTTGATTCATTGCGGCAATTGAGGCTTGTATTTGCCGTGACTGTGCAGAACCCTCTAACCCCTGCAATCTAAGAGCGTTAGCTATTTCTTGTTGCGCTTTTATAGCATCTTGGTTTTGCTGGAACTGCTGAATCCTCTGAGTCATATCAGTCAACTCTTTGACCTTGGCATCTGCTTTTTCTGGGTCAAGGATGCCTCTAGTCAGGCTAGTTGAATACTGCTTTGCCAATGTCTTGACGTTAGCCGGTATCGTTGCGTCATCAATAAATATCTTGAACGGGTCATCTTCAACACCACCAGCCGCACCGATACGGCGCAAGTCAGGAATGATCTTAGCGAGTTGCTGGATAGCTGCCTGTCCTTGCGGGAACGACATCAACTTGTTTTTGACTTCCTCGTTAATACTGCCATCAGGATTCTTAATCTGACCAATCAATTCATTGGCTATGTTTGTAAGACCACCGGCTTGCATTTCTCTATTACGCTTGGTAAGGTAATCTTCACGCTCCATTTGGGCTTTTTCAGCCTCTTGAGAACGCTGCGCCGCCTTCATCATCTCACCGCGCAAGGCATACGCTGCCTGGGTATCACCAGATTGCAATGCCGCTTGGATTGCCTGCGCGTAGGAGTCTGGATTTGTTTGGTCAATCATTCCAAGCAATGCCTGGCGCTGGCTAATCTTCTGCAACTCAGGGTCTTGGCCTCCAAGAGCACCGCCTATCGCACCAGCCAAGCCATAAGCACCGCGCCCAATAGCGTAGTTGGCTTGCTGGAACGGGTCTAGCTTGGCGTACTGTAATGCTCGCTGGTCAGCTAAAGCAGATTGCTGCTGCTGGTAGGACTCAGGGCTAACGCCAAAAAGGGTTTGTACTATTTCTGCCATGATAATCCCCTCTAATAGATACCATAGCCAGATGCTTTAAAAGCATCCCACCCAGGCACGGAACTTTTACCGCTAAATAAATTCATCAATGCAGGATTCTGACTTCCTTGCACCAAAGCAGTTGCAAACGGGTTGTAAGCATTAGCCCCCGCCATTGTTTGCGCCGCTGCCATGCCGCCACCGTACATAGCATTAGCCGCGCTAGGACTCATCCCTTTAGCGCCAATATTGATGCCGGTATCAAGGGTTTGTTGCCCCAATGACTCCAATCCCGTAGCGCCTTGTAGGTACGCTTGGTAAGGCGACAAAGCACCCACCTGGCCCTGATAGCCTTGCGTAATCAAGTTGCCACCAGTGCCAAGCAAACCAGCGCCAAACAGTGCGCGTTGCTGGCCTGCTTGATCTGCCTGCGCTGCCAATGCAGCATCCTGCTGCGCCATTGCGTTGTAGTACGCTTCCATCTCTGGAGTGGTAGCACCAAGGCCAGCCGCACCGCTAGGACGCGCACCAGTTGCGCCAACACTCAAACCACCACGGCCTTGCTGGAACAAAGTATTCTGCAACTGCGCCATCTGACGTTCGCGGCTCGGAGCAAGCAAATCTTGCTGTGATGCCATGTACTGCTGCGCGGCTTGTTGGGGAGACTGAGCCAGGTACTGCTGACCAAGATTAAATAAACCTTGGCCTCCCTGCATCAATGGCGCAAACTGCTGTTGCGCTCCCTCTGCCTGCGTCAAGCCTTGACCAGCCAACCCCATGAAACGATTTTGCATCGCCAGCGTTTCTGGCGATAAGGTGTACCCAGCCCCGCTAACGCGCCCATCTGGGCCTGTAGTGAACTGAGATGAACCGAACCTAGTAGTGACACCTACAGGCCGAAAACGGGCTTCTTCAGCGGCTAATCGGGCAGCTTCTTGCTGTGCAGCGGCCTGCGTATTAGCAGCACTTTTATTTGATTCACCTTGCAAATACCCGCCAAGTAAACCAGCCCCAGCAATAATGAAAGGCATATTATTCCCCTTTAATCAAAATTTCATCCACTTTTGACGGGTCTTTTTCGTCAGTGGCGTGAATACAAAACCAAACGCAATCAGTAATAGCTTTAACGCCGTGCGTTACCCCAGCCTTAATTTCAATGCAAGCTGGCGCAGTCACAATATCAATCTCAGTACCACGCAACACAGCAACCTTACCTTCAGCCAAAATAGATAAATAGCTAAACTCGTGCGTATGCTTTAGGATGGCTATGCCTGCTGGAAACCTAGCTTCTTTTGCGTACAAACCATCGCTAAAGTGGTGAGTAATCATGCCGTGCGCTTCCACATATATACAGTTATGTAGGGCTGGTAGTTAGCGTTTGTGCCAGTGGAACCCGTTGTGCCGATTGATACACTGATGCCGGTGGATGCCCCAGATGTAGTGGTTGAGCTAGTAGTACCAGCAGGGCCACCGCCATATAAACTACCTGGTATTACTTGCTGGTCAGCAATAAATGAATGAGTGTGTGTTGGGTCTGTGACAGTCGCCGTATGATTGTGACTTGGCAAGTTAGCGGTAATTAATGTTGTTGTCGCAAAACCACCCGTAGACCCAGCCGTATATGTTCCATTTTGACTAATTAACATCCGTCCAGAACCAAATGTTGTCCAAGTACCAAAGCCAAACAATGTATTTGGATTAGTGGATACAGTGGACGTATAAATGCTTCCTACTGGATACAATATTTGCAATGCTGCCTGCACAAAAGCAGTGGTGGCTAATTGCGTTGTGCTTGTGCCTGAAGAGGCAGTAGGCGCAGCAGGAGTACCCGTAAAAGTAGGGCTTGCCGTATCTGCCTTGGTTGCCACCGCGATAGCAATGTTGGCAAACTCGGTATTGATTTCTGTACCCTTGACAATCTTTAGAGGATTGCCAGATGTAAGCGTGTCCTTAGTGGCAAAGTTAGTGCTTTGAGTGTAATCTGTCATGTTTGCTTCCCATCCTTAAATTGGATTTCTATCCTCTGAATAGACAACGGAGAACCATTAATTGTTGATTCGTAACCAGTTTGGACAATTTTACCCGCGCCACTTGCTTGCGTAACTAAAGTTTGCAAAGCAACACCGGCAGAATAGTTAGATACTACGGTGGGATGTATGTGTTGCATAGTGTGAGTTCCAGAACCAGAACTGCTTGTGTTTATTGCCGTTCCAGGTGAAGGAGTTAGAGACAAATTACAAGTGTTAGTAGATGCGTTGATAATATAGTAAGTGGTTAAAACACTAAATCCTGATGGCAGTGTTCCAGTTGTTGTAAGAGTAACTGTATTGTTGTTTACAAACTCAGACAAATCAACAGAAGTAATTACTGATGGGCTTGCATTAGTAATTGTTACCACTTGACCATCTGGATTGTCGTACTCAGCAATCCCATACTCTGACACGCTTTGCGTTGGTATCGCAACATTATTGGATAAATAGTTTGTCGTAAAGTCAAAAGCCCACTTCATAGTGACAAACTGGTTAGACCCACCAATAACAACAGCCTTTAACTTCTTTAAGACTGAAGTGGCATTTGCAATCCCTATGTCTGATTGATTGGTGTAATACTGCAAACGGTACGTTGAGGTGTCATCCTGATAGTTTTCGTACTTACCCAAGTAACCGTTCTTACCTATGACTAAATCGCCATTGCGCCGATAGAGCAAGGCAGTAGGCTCGATAGAGTCCCAGACAGTTACCCTAAACGATCCATCCTGCAACTGCGTTCGCGTATCAAAACAGTAAACTTGCTTTGTTGATGGCAGCGTGAGCAAGTAGAACGCTTCCTTCTCAGAATAGACTGATTTGACGTTAGCAAGCGTTTCGCTTGCAAGTGATGCCATCAAGTCATTACGAACATTCTTTGATAAATCGCCTAGTGGCGCTGACTTCTCAATGATTGTCCTGGCAAACGATCTAACGCCAGAATTGGACAGGAAAAGAACGTCCTTACCCGTGCTTTGGATGGTGTCCCTAGCGGTGCAGCCGATACCGCCAACAGCATCAGCCAATGACATGGTGGACGGGGTTGTTGCGTTCTGATACACCAAGATTTGACGTTTGCCAAAAATGATTAATGTACCGTTATGCGTTGCTAGGCCGGTGATCTCATCGGCTCCATTAGTCCAAACCCTGTCTACGTTCAAAGAGCCAGATGTTCCAGTTGACCATACATGGCCTGCCAATAGGTCTGAAAAGTAGACCGTGCTTTTTATAGAGGCAGTATTAGCAACCCACAAACGTCCAAACGCTGAGATAACAATATCTCCACTAGGAACGGTAGCAACGTAACCAGTTTTCTCACTTACGCGCCTGTATGTCGTTGTACTTACGGCTGGGTCATAGATTACTGGATCATGCCCAGTTTGAAAGAAGTAAGTGATACCGTTAAGAGAAGCGCATGACCAGTTATTAGCGGTAATCGTAGGCGCAGTACCACCACCGCCATAGGTCAACTCGGTAACCGTATTGGTGCTGCTTAACTTAAATAGCTTGTTGTTGCCTCCCAACAGAACAGCGATGGTTCCATCAGATTACACTAATTCATGTATAACGCCAACATTGCTAGCACACAGATTACCTGATTCTGCATTAATCCTTG